GCGTATGTGACAGATGAGCCTGTTATTGTGCTTGCTGTACCAGCACCACCATTTCCACCATTGAAACTAGAAGGGGCATTAGAGCCAGCAGCCCCAGCTCCACCGCCACCGCCACCAGCGTTGTAAGCACCAGAACCACCAGCATTTCCTTGACTAGGGCTAACGCTTGGGGTGTTACCAGCACCTCCAGCTTGAGCTGAGTTTGTATTGTTACCGCCACCACCAGAACCGCCATCGAGTCCTGGGCTAAACCTATCTGCTCCTCCACCACCGCCAGCAGATGTCACTGTATCAAAAACTGAGTTTCCTCCATTTGAACCACGCGAGAAGTTTCCACGAGGCCCACCAGCACCAACGGTAACTGTGTAAGTCGTAGCTGGCACTTTGGTTTCTGTAGCAGTTCTGAAACCACCGCCACCGCCAGCACCACTACACCTTCTAAAGCCTTCATTGTATTGGCCGCCACCGCCACCGCCACCAGCAACGACTAGATAAGTGACTGATAGTGGGGGGGCTACGCTACCAGCAGCAGCACTCAAAATACCTAAGGGAAAGAGTGCCATAGTTAGACCGCCGTAGCCCCACCAATAATGCGGTAAGAGTTAGTCGCAACACAGACAACAGATACAGCATCATAACGAGTACCGATTGCGTATGCGGTTCCTGCGGTTCCTCGACCAAGGATAGATACTGCCGTTGAAGCTGCGTTGATCGTGACAGTTCCGGCACCATCTCTAAGGATGTCTACACGCTCGCCAGCCTGGAAAGCTGTGGCAGTTGAGAATGTCACTGTCTGAGCTGAGGCAGAGTCAAACTCTAGGATCTTGTAGCGGTCAGAAGTAAGCACTGTGTAAGTGGTAGCGGTAGAGGCTGTTAGTGTCACCTCGTTGCTGAGGTATAAGTTCACATCGGCAGCAGCTAGGACTTCACCAGCGGTAAAGGTTTTTCTTGGCATTGGTTTCCTTTTGTTCTCGTTTTAGTTTACTACTCGTAGGCAAGGCGGTCATTGTCCAGCTCGCCGAGGACTGGGTTGTCAAGGATGAAGATGGCAAAGTCAAGGCGTTCTAGGGCAAAGGTTATGTTCTTGCTGTTTGCTGACCAGTCATGGCTGATACCGATGATCCTGACATACTGCTCGATTGCCGGTGGGATGTCAGAAGGCTCAAAGCGAACCTGCACAATGTCACCAATCTCAAGCTCTAGGACTGCATCCTGGTTAGCCTCGGTAAGCGTGTCCATTACTACTGTCACAGCCTCAAAGCGGTACTGAGGTTCCTTGAATCTGGCAAGCAAGTAATCTGCCAAGAACTGCAACTCAGACTGGCTTGCAACAAGCAAGTTGCTCTGTGAGTAGCTTCGAGGACCATAGACAGTCTGCGACTCAGTATCAGAAGCCGAGGCCTCAAGGACAGGGCTACTAGCGTTGCTAATAAGGATGCGGTTGTAAAGGTTCTCAGATCCATAGACATTGTTTACGCTGGCAAACTGGATGCCCTGGTAAACACCAGCAACGACCTCATCGGTAAAGACTAGGTTGGGCGTGTTCGGCACAGAGTTCCGCTCGCGGAATACGACCTTGCCATCCTTGCCAATAAACAAGTCCCCAAACTCTGAGTTGCTTACAAGTTGCAGATACTCAAGCACCGAGGTTCCCTCAGCTACAAGGGCTCCCAGCATTGTTGAGTTGCCGGTGTCAATCTCTCTTTCGGCTGCTGGCCATTCAACCTCTGGTCTGTCAAGCACAGCGTTCACGCGAGCACCTGAGAGCTGGGCAGTAGGGGTAAACTCCTCAAGCCCTGAGTTAGTCAAAGTTGAGAAGGCATCAGATACATCTATGCGAACCTGTGACCGGTTGCTTGGTGCGTAAACAATGTCAAAGTCATCTATGGCACCAATAAAGACTGGCTGGTCATTGCAGGTGATTCTTACAGTTCGGCGAGGGATGAGCTGACCAAAGTAAGGGCCGTTGGGATACAAGGGGTCAAAGTGTCGGTCCGAGTTGTCAACAACGATGCTCGAGGTTCCAGCGTCAATACGATCTAGTGCCTGGTTCTTACCTCGGGCTGTGCTTGTTGCAATAAGTCTGTCTGAGATGTCAAAGAATCTCTCGCCACCAAGGGTAAAGCTTGTGTTGTCTAGGACACCTTTGATTGCGTCATCGAGGACAAAGGCAAAGGGGTCTGCCTGACCAAGGTTTAGACCTAGTTCAACTTTGACTGCTGGGGCTGGCATTACGCTCCCACAAAGACAGCACCAGAAGTACGCTCGTAGGACTTGATAGCCTCAACGATTGCCCTACCGATAGTCGAGCCAGAGCCAACACCGCCATTGACATTTATGTTGTAAACATTCTGTGGCTTGTTGTTTGTGTATTGACTCATCTTGTTTAGTGGGATAACAGCTTCTGGTTGTCCTGCTTCGGCAAGGTTGGCAAGCACTCCACCTGGCTTTGGCATAACGATACCGCCAGCAGCAAGCCCTGGAATTGTTGCAGGTAATTTTGCTGGTGTGTTTACTGGCACCTTTGGGATAGCAACAGTTGGCACCTTTGGCACCTGAATCTTGATTGCCCCACCAGTGACAGATGACACGATTGAGAGTGCAGCATTAGCAAGACTGATGACACCGTTGAGCCCACCGATGATTGTGTTGATAAAGTTCTCAAACCTTGTGGCTAGTCCGTTGATGACTCCGATGACTAAGTTGCTGATGCTGTCAAACACAGCTCCAAAGAACTTGCCTACCTCAGCCAAGCCCTTCTGGATAGCTTCAAACAACTTGGCCCAGCCACCAGACAAGCCGACCAGGTAGTTGATCAAGATAACAGCACCGGCAGCCAAAGCTGCAACTAAGGTGATGACCTTGACAATCGGGTTAGCATTGAGGGCAAAGTTCACACCGAGAATCGCAATAGCTAAAGCTCCAAAGATACCTGCAAGCACAGACACTACAACTGAGTTCTTGGCAATATAGTCAAACAGTCCGGTAATTAGTGGCACAAGCTGTTCGAGCACAGGCAACAAAGCAGTTCCAATAGCTTCCTGCATCTCTCCAAAAGCAGCAGCCATTTTTGCCGAGCCAGTTGCAGTTGCAGCAGCAGTGCCACCGACCTGAGTTTCGATAGCAGACAGAATCATGTCCTGAGCCTCGAGCATCTTGCCCGACTCAACCAAGACCTTTATCTTGTCCTTCTCTTGCTGGGTGAATGTCACACCAGCTCGGGCTAGGGCAGTGATTCCCTTGATAGGGTCTTGCAAAGCTTTACCAAGCTGAGTGGCATTAGTTTCTGCCGAGCCGAATCCTGCTGCTGCCAAGTCAATAGCAGCTAGGGTAGCTCGATCCATAGCCCCACCCATGACATCAGCAGTCTGAGCTAGGTTCTTGAAGGTAAGTAGTTTGGCCTGTGTTGCCTTGATGACCTCATCGTCAATCGCGGTCTGTTTCATTGTTGCGTCTGCAAAGTCGCGTAGTCGTTTTGTCACTGCACCGGTCTGATTACCAAACAGGTTCATTGACTCGGCGATGCTGGCAAGTCTGCGGTCAGCAACCTGGGCATCCTCGGCTGCTCTAACTGCTGCGGTGCCAAGGGCTGTCAAAGCCACAAGGCCAATCTGTGCAGCAGGGGCTAGAGATCTAGTGACTGCCCCAAGCTTCTCGATAGGAGTGTCGAGTCGCTTTAGTTCTCTCTGTAGCTTGCTGAATCCCTGAGCATTGAAGTTGCTCAGGATGTTGATTTTTATGCCGGCCATTATCGGTTCCCAATCACTTCTAGGTTTCTGTCAAGCTTGTCAAGGTATTGCTCAACACCCTGCAAGACATAGCCTTGGATGAATGGAACCGACTGCTCGGCCTCTGGGTAGATGTAGCGTGATGGGGCACCGCCAAGTGCCTTGATCATTGCCTGACCCTGAGTGGTGACAGTGTGCCTACGAGTGCCACCCTTCCAGTCGTAGGTTCGAGTGGTCTGCAAGCGAGTCTTACCCCCACCGCGACCTGCCATGTCAGCGATGCTTACTGCTGCACCATTTACAACTACCTGGAGAAGGGGTGTTGCACCATCCATGCCAGCTCCAGCATTACGGCCACTTACATTTGTTTTGGTTGTAGCAGGTTTCCATGAGGTTCTACCTGAGTGCCTAAAGCCTCGGATAGGTGCCATCATCGGAATGTTGCCCTGAATCCTGCGACCAAGGGTGTCACCGCCACGCTTCATGAAGGCCCGAATCTCAAAGAATAGGTCTTTGTCTACATCGCGGATCTCGGCAAGGGTTTCCCTTATGCCGTAGACCTCGACTGACATACTCTTTATCATTATTGCCTCATCTGTTCTGCTTTGCCCTTTAGATACATCTGCATCGTGAAGAGCATACGCTCGGACTCTTGTAGTAGAGCCGAGGGTGCAATCCCTGTTTCACAGGCCAAGTAAGCGATCAGGTAGTGCTGGCTAGTAGCTCCTAGCCCCTTGATCTTTAGACTTTTGGGTCTGCATCATCGCCTGAGATTGTGTCCAGAGTTTCCACAAAGTCCTCAAAAGACTTGTCAGTCCTTTTAGCTCTGCGAAGCGAGTTCCAAACAATGAAGCTCAGGTAGGTTAGGCGAGGGTCCGACTGGATAGTCGTTATGGCCAAGTTGTATCTCTCCTCGAAGGCAATAAAGTCTGGGGTGCCAGTGACAACCTTTTCTTTATTACCATCCACAAACTCAACTATGAATGGGATTTGCATGGTCTTAGACTGTTGCCCTTGTCAATGCACCATTTAGGGGCCAGGTGACACTTAGCGTTGCAAGATCACCTATCGTGGAATTGAATGGTGAGTACTGGGTCACTAGATAGGTTCCAGAGAAGCTAGGGTTGCTGGCTGAGATAGATCCCGAGGTTGGGCTTACAACTACTGTGGCGTTTGTGCCTAGTAGTGGGTAAAGAACTGTGTCAATGGCTCCTGCTCCAAAGTCCTGGTGGAACTCTAGAGTGATTGAGCCGGTCTGCAATCCTGCGATTGCTGTGCGGAAGGTTGCACCAAAAGCAGTTGTGTCTTGAGTTTCTACTTCAATCGGCAATTCAACCGATGCAAGTGAGGTACTGAAGTTTGTGCCGTTGATTGTGACCTTGTAGTCTGTGGCGATGAACTTTGGCATTGTTTGTTTTTCTCCTAGTCGGCAAACACATCAACAGCGAACTCCGCTGCCAAGTATGTGCCTTCGTTTAGCTGGATGGGGGTGTAATTTCTCATTTCAGTCACTCGAGTGTCAAAGGCATTGCCACCAAGTGTCTTATCTGATTCTACTGCGTTCTTGATACTTGATGCCCCTGTAGATGAGCAGTAGTTGTCAAGTGATCGCTGTGCTGTTCTCTCATCGGCTCGGCCAACGATAACAACAACGACAAAGCTGTATTTGGTTAGACCCTTAGCCATCGCCTGGTTGTATTCGACAGTGACAGGTCTGACTAGGGCAATAGGTGGGTTGGGGTTGTCCGGCATCTCAGGGCTGGTTCTGAGCCCTACGATGGTGCCAAGGTTAGTGGCAATAGCTGTGCGTAGGTCGGTAATGCTTGCCACTATGCAAACCTGATTCTGCGTAGTGGGTCAACAAGCTGGGCAACATCTGGGTCGAGTCTGTTGCTGACTCGCATTATTCCAATGTCCGAGATACCAGCAACACCAAGTGGGCTGTCTAGTCGCTTGTAGATCCGCGACGCCTGGATGACTGTTGCCTGGGTGACTGAGATTGGGACTGCTGACCAACCCCAAACACCTGTGACCTGCACAGTTGCCTCTTGCTCGAACTGGCTGAATAGGTAATCTCCAACAGCTCTAATGCTTGTGAAAGGTGAGATAAGTCCATCAGCTCTGCCGTTTAGTGGCTCAAGCTGGTAGTCGCTTGCTGACCAAGTTGTGTCAAAGGTGCTGTCATCATCGGTCATTGTCTTTAGAGTTGTCAGGCTGATTAGATCGTCAATCTCTGTGACAAAGCTGTCGCTTGGTGTAAAGACTCTAACTGCCGAGCCGGATGAGTAGAAGTTGCGGTTGGCGTAGCCGTCAATAGCCCTAGAGCCTGACTCAATAGCCATCTCCAATAGTGGGTCATCAACGCTGTCTGTGATTCTGAGTGCTGCTTTTACCTGAGCCAAGGTGGCGTAGCCGTTAGTGATTGCCATAATTGTCCTAGTCTATCCGCTAA